ATGGCTAGACTAGAAGTAGATCCTGTCACTAAAAAACAAAAACCTGTTTATCGTTGGAACGATGAAGAGGCAACACAGGATATCTACGAGCAACACCTTAACGGTGAAATATCAATTGGTATCCAGCCTTGTAACGAGGCTGGACTAGCTAGGTTTGGTGCTATTGATGTTGATTTCAAAGACTACCAAGACTACGATAGAAAAAAATTCTTAGACACAATTCAAAAATATAAGCTACCCTTAATCCCAATACTTTCTAAAAGTGGAGGTATGCATCTTTATCTTTTCTTAGATGATTATATAAGTGCAATAACTCTAAGATCTTTTCTAAGTAATCTTCTTCCTCTCTTCAGATTAAAACAAGACACAGAAATATTTCCAAAGCAAACCAAGTTAGTAAAAGATTCAGAGACAGGTAAAGTCAACAAGGGTAATTTTATTAATCTACCTTATTTTAAAAAATCAGAAAGAACAGCACTTAATACAGACGGCACAGAATTTACTTTTGAACAGTTTATGAAAGTTATTGAGGCTAACTTAACACCGGAGATACTGCTTAAAAAAATTACAGAACAAATAGAATTACAAACAATGGAAGGTGTGGATGATGTATTCAAAGATGGTCCACCTTGTTTGGCTGACATCTCAAAGATTAGTAATGAAGATGGCTTTGATGGTAAAGATAGATTTTTATATAACTATCACGTTTTTGTTAAAGCAAAGTTTGAAGACAACTGGGAACAGATGGTTATGGATGCACCAGTAAAATTTTTCTCCGGAGCTAACGCTCATTCTTGGGACAAACAAAAACTAAAAGCTAAACTTAAATCCTGGAAAGAATCTTATAAGGGATATACCTGCACACAAAGTCCTATCAATGAGTTTTGTAAAAAAGGTATTTGCGTAAAAAGAAAGTTTGGAGTCTTACACGGATCAAAAGGAAGTTATCCAATCCTTACTAATTTAGTCAAGATTGATTTAGAACCGGAAGCTGAGTATACTTTTGATGTAACCTTACCCGATGGTGTTGATACAAGAACTGTGCATTGTAAAACTATTGAGCACGTTAACGATCAGAGAAAAAGACGAAATGCAATTGCCAAGTATGCAGGATTCCCACCGCCAATTATACGTGGATCTGATGATCAAAAAGTTTTAGAAGATTTATACAGAACATTAGATGTTCAAGCACCACCTATCGGCACAACGCCAAAAGAAAAACTACACGATCAATTACATCAAAAGATAAACGGTGCTAAGGCACAGAACGATGTTAGTTTTAAATCAGGCGGTGTACTTATTGATGATGACTATGCTTACTTTAAGTTTACAAATTTTTACAACAAACTTAAAACAAACGGCTGGAAGTATCCCGAAGATAAGACAGGGGTAATGATCAGAGAATATTATGATAAGTGTGATGTAGAATTTATTGAAGAGAAAAGATTTCCCTCTCAAGAAAAAGGTAAATACAATACACCAACCAAACATTTAGTTAAGATATCAGCTAAGAAGTTTGAGAAAGTAAAAATACTACATAATAAAATTGATTACGATAAGGAGATTATATGAGCATTCGTAAAATACTTGGGCCACCTGGTACAGGTAAGACAACCAAGTTACTACATTATGTAAGAACTTTTGTTAAACTAGGAACACCACTACATAAAATAGGCTATTTTGCTTTTACTAAAAAAGCTGCCGGTGAAGCTAGAAAAAGAATGTTGGAAAGTCATCCAGAACTAGAGGACGATGATCTACCTTATTTCCAAACTCTACACTCCTTTGCTTTTACATCCCTGGGTATGAAGAAAAGTAATGTATTACAGAATGAAGACTATGCTGCCATTGGTAGAGAACTGGGTATTGAAATGACTGTATATTCTAACGGTGAGGACAGCACAGGATTTATTGATTCAAGCAGTGAATACTTTAAACTTATATCCTCAGCTAGAGTAAAGAACATATCGATTGAAGATGAATACAATACAAATATGTACTCAGAAAATTTAGATTTTGAAATTGTAAAGATATTAGAAGCTGAAGTATTTAATCGTAAGGATGCTTTCAAGATGGCAGACTTTACCGATATGATAGAAAGATTTATCATAAGATCAGATGAACTTTGTCCTAAGTTTGATGTTATATTTATTGATGAGGCTCAAGATTTATCACCAATACAATGGAAGATGTATGATGAACTTCGAAAAAATTCTAAACATTTTATATTAGCAGGTGATGATGATCAAGCTATTTATGGTTGGGCTGGAGCCGATGTAGAAAGATTTCAAAAAGAACCAGCGGTCGAAAGAGTATTACCAAAATCATATCGAGTGCCACACTTAATACAAAATTTAGCCAACAATATATTAGATCGAATACCTGATGAACGTAGAATTAAAAAACAATGGAAACCAACAACACACCAAGGCGCTATTCACCCTGAAATTTATACTGTTGAAGAAGCACCTTTACAAGAAGGTCAATGGTTAATTCTTGCAAGAACAAATAGAACTTTAATGGATCAAATGAAATCATTAAAGAGTATGGGTATTTATTATGAATACAAAAATAGAAAAAGTTATTCTACAAAATTATACAAAGCAATATCAAACTGGACTAGGTTAGTTAAGAATGAGAAGTTAAATGAAGCTGAGACTAAAGATATATTAGAGTACACAGGTTTTAAATCTATAACAGCTGACCATTTAAAACTAAAATGGTATGAAGCATTTCAATTAGATTTAGATGACAGTTTATATATTAGAAAGATGTTAGAAAGAAAAGAACCGTTAAGCCATTCGGCAAGAGTAACACTATCAACTATACACACAGCAAAAGGTGGTGAAGCTGATAATGTTTTATTGATACTAGATAGTTCTAGACGTACGCTAGAATCATTACAAAAAAGCCTAGAGAAACAAGATGAGGAGCACAGAGTTTGGTACGTAGGTGTGACTCGAGCAAAACAAAATCTTTATCTTATGGCAGGAAAAAATAAGGAGCGAAGTTATGACGTCGAAAGTTTGGGATAAACAAATTGCAGGATCACATTACAAACACTTTAAGATTCAGCCAAGTAAGTTTGTGGTTGAGAACGAGTTGTTATTCCCGGAAGGCTGTGCTATAAAATATATCTGTAGACACAGATTGAAAGGAAAAAAAGAAGACTTAGAAAAGGCAATACATTTTATTGAAATGATTATTGAAAGAGATTATCCAGCTAACCCCACAGACCCTAGGTTACCCGAGGGTTTTACTTTAAAAAAGGATCCTAATGAGAATACCTAAATTTGAGGCACAAACAGAATGGAATATTCCAACTGAGTTTCCAGACTTAAGACAAGTTGATGAGATTGCAATTGACTTAGAAACTAAAGATCCAGACCTGAAAGAAAAAGGATCTGGCTCTGTTATTGGCAACGGTAATGTTATTGGTATTGCTGTGGCTACACAACACTACAAAGGATACTTTCCTATTGCACACGAAGGTGGAGGTAATATGGATCGTAAAGCTGTTCTATCCTGGTTTAAAGATATTCTTGAATCTCCTTCGACTAAAATATTTCACAATGCAATGTATGATGTATGTTGGATTAAAAGCCTTGGCTTTAAAATAAATGGTGACATTGTTTGTACAATGATTGCATCAGCTATTACTGATGAGAATAGATTTAGATATGATCTTAATAGTTTATCTTGGCACTATCTTGGCTATGGTAAGAATGAGGCTGCCTTAGCTGAAGCTGCATCTGAGTGGGGCATAGATCCTAAATCTGAGATGTACAAGTTACCATCAATGCACGTTGGATCTTACGCTGAAAGAGATGCTGAAGTTACTTTTGGCTTATGGCAAGAGATGAAGAAAGAAATTATACACCAGGATCTTGAAGATATTTTTGATCTAGAAACAGAATTATTTCCTTGTTTAGTTGATATGAAATTTAAAGGTGTAAGGGTTGATGTCGATAGAGCACAGCAAATGAAGAAACAATTAGTAGGTGAAGAGAGAGATCTATTAACTGCTATTGAAAGAGAAACAAATGTTAGGCCACAGATCTGGGCCGCACGATCTATTGCAGAGGTATTTGATAATCTAAAAATACCTTACGAGAGGACACAGAAAACATCTGCACCATCTTTTACTAAAAACTTTTTACAAGAACACAAACATCCTGTAGTAAAGTTAATTGCTAAAGCTAGAGAAATAAACAAAGCACATACAACATTTATTGATTCAATATTAAAGTATCAACACAAAGGTAGAATACACGCAGATATAAATCAATTACGTTCACAGTTTGGTGGTACAGTAACAGGAAGATTTTCATATTCTAACCCTAACCTTCAACAAATTCCTGCAAGAAACAAAGATCTTGGACCAAAGATAAGATCTTTATTTATTCCTGAAGAAGGATGTAAGTGGGGTTGCTTTGATTACTCACAACAAGAGCCACGTTTAGTTGTTCACTATGCAGCGTTATATAAACTACCTTCTGTTTATAATGTTGTTGATGCCTATAATGAAAATGTAGACTCAGACTTTCACCAAACCGTTGCAGATATGGCAAAGATTCCTAGAACACAGGCTAAGACAATTAATCTTGGTTTGTTTTATGGTATGGGTAAAAATAAATTACAGGCAGAATTAGGTGTAACTAAAGAAAAAGCAGAGGAATTATTTGCTCAGTATCATAATCAAGTTCCTTTTGTAAAACAGTTGATGAGTAAAGCATCTAACAGAGCACAGGACAGAGGACAGATAAGAACTTTACTAGGCAGACTATGCAGGTTTCATCTATGGGAACCTAATCAATTCGGTATGCACAAAGCATTGCCTCACGAAGATGCACTCAGGGAGCACGGACCGGGGATCAGGAGAGCCTATACCTACAAAGCATTAAATAAATTAATTCAAGGATCTGCAGCCGATATGACAAAGAAGGCGATGCTAGATCTATACAAAGAGGGGATTATACCACATATACAAATACACGATGAGTTAGATATATCTATCAAAGACGATTCGGAAACGAAAAAAATAATAGACATAATGGAAAATGCTGTTAACTTAGAAGTCCCCAACAAAGTTGACTTTGAATGTGGTAAAACTTGGGGAGATATTTATGATTAATTATGGCTTACTTAAATGCAAACATACCCGTAGAGTACGCACAAATCAGAAGAGAATATCTCTATGATCTTAAAAAACATCACGGCGAAGTTGAAGATTGTATTATCTTCGGCATCTCATCTATTACAGGTAAGTCAATCTTATTTCACGCGATTATGGAAAACGGTGCGATCTTCTACCGTTTACCAATCACTGCTTTTATTCAAAGAGGATTTAAGTCAGAAGAAGTTCCTAGACGTAGACTTGATGAGTTACAGCTTTGGAATTGTTTCAGTTATTATCCTTCTGTGCATTCTTGGGATATCTTAGAAGGACAAGCCGGCAAATACATTGGTAAAGATAAGAAATGGCATCCTGGTAAATACTTATTTACGGTTGACTTTGCTCACCCTGAAAGTAATATACTAGACACGGATCATTCAGAGATACCGCACGAGCATAAATGTGCTCACATCATAGCTCTAGACGATGGGAACTATGCAGCACAACCTAACAACAGATGCATTTGGGATATACCTTCATTTACAGTGAAAGATAATATTCCAGACTGGAAAGTGCAAACGTCTGAATGGAATGTAGAAAACACAAGTAAGTGGAAGACTGAAGATACGGATAACTTCTTCTACGAAATTGAGGAGAAAAAAAATGATTGAAAAATGTAAAAATATTTGTTGCAAAGTATGGGACAAAACAAAAAGCTTATGGAACAAATGGGTCAACTGGATTTTTAAAGGTTTCTATAAGTAATGAAAAAAACAAAAAGTAAATTAGAGTGGTTTAAGAAAAATATTGTAATTGTTCCTGTTGTGGCAGCAATCATAGCCGGAACATTTACAT